CAACCATCCAGCAGTGGTAGTGATCTTGGGATAGATCTCACTGCCCGCGTCGAAGCCTACACCAGCCGAGCCCACAATGACAAACGCAGGATTTGTAGTGTCGAGCACAGCCTGGATTGCGGTTGAGGTCTCAGTTCGCACTCCGGTTGCTGGATTGACGGTCGAGATGTACACCGTCACGGTGGCCGAGCCGGCGGTGCAAACTTGCGAGGCCTCAAGCATCAACATGAGCCCGACGACTTGGCCGGCACGAGCAGACTTGAACCTACCACCTGCCCGCGTGATTTCGACGTTAGTTTGTGTTGCCGTGACGTTGTCCTGCAGGAATCCATCGACTTGCTGGACCCTGGGATCAGTTACGTCTGCCGCGGTGATACTACCTGCGTTGTCGGTTAACACTGTTGCAATCCTGCAATAGGGGGAGGATTATGCGAAGTGAACATTTGTTGCCCTGCGTCGTGCCAACACGTAAGCCCAATACCTTGACCAACTGCCTGGAGGCGGACCGACGATAATTCCGCCCAGCGGTGCTGCACCAAGCCGAGACAGCGACGAGGTACGCATGGCAAGGGACCAATACACAAGCGTGGCACGGCTAAGAGTCTCACTATGCGGGCGTTCGCCGAGTACAACCGGAGTTGATCCGCGCAGGCGTGAAGCACTAAGCCCGACCAAACGCACGGCACGACGCCGAACGAATGCGAGACGAGTCGTAAGCCTTGGAAATCGTTTCTGGAAAAACTCTGCAACTGCTGCACCAATCGGGGCGAGGCCAAGCACGACAAGTCTTGACTTCCCGATGCGATGGCGAAGCTTGAGCATCCGGGAGGGAGGCTTGATTTGCTTGAACTCAACCACTGCACTGTGAAGCTCTGCACCAAATCCAAAGCCTGTGGGTCGTCCTCGCATGAACGGAACGCGAGGGATGGTGCGAGAGGTAAACCTAATTCTGGTTGTAGGTTCAGGAGCATCTGGAACTTCCAGTACCTCCCACGAGACTGCCCCACCGCGTCGATTCGCGGGAGACCCACCCGAGGCCGATGTCGTAGCACGAAGTCGCAGATCAGCGTAGTCTGTGATCGTGCCAATCTCGGCTTCAGACGGCGTAAAGTCATACTGAGTCCACGTCCCATCAGCAGTCTTGGCAGAATCGGTTGAGATGAGTGTTACACCCTGATACAACCCAACTGTAACAGTGACTGCGTTGCCTGCTCCATCCACAACTCCGTCGTCAGTCTTGGCAATGCGATAGCGAAAAGTATGATTAGCGTCGGTTAGCGGGTCGGTAACAGAACTTAGAAGTACCTCAAGCACAGCCGCCGTGTTGTTTGCACCCCAAGCAAAGTCTCCATCATCGGCGATTGTTTCATCAATTTCTGCGAAACCTCCGGTGAAGCCTGTTTGCGTGATGTTGCTGATAGGCCGTGCGAACTGTGTCATCGCCTCACGATCCTGCGACGAAGAATCAAGTCATACACGCCTGACCCACCAGGCACAGGCGGAACGATTATCGCACCGACTGGGATGTCGCCGAGAAGACTTAGTTGACTCTCTCGACCTTTCGCAATGATCCGGGCGAGTTGGACTCTCGACATGGTAATTGCGTGAGGCTTGACTCGACCAGCAGCTGCGGCAGCCTGACCGATGGGAGTTTGGGCAAACGCAACACCTGGTCTCAACCCAAGAATGCGCTTACGCTTGTGAACATCAAAAGTCAAGTCGTCAAACCGAGGATGGCTGACAACAAGCCTCCCTCCACCACCCGCGGCAGCAATGAAACTCTGCCTACCTCCACGTGCACCGAACGCAGAGCGCACGGGCGCATGCTGCGCGACCGTGGCGCCCGTGACGGTGCCGGCATTGAAATTGCCACTCAAATCTGGTTGCAGCCCCACGCCGTTGTATCCGAGTTCCCAATGCCCGATCAGGCCAGGGAAGCGTGCGAAACCAAACTGGATAGCCAACAACTGACCCAATGTCAACGGAACATTGTAGTGGATTGCTCGTGCGATGCGACCAGGGAAGCCAACGTTCAGGTTGGAGTTATTACCGAGAAAGCCGTCGACAGCAGAGTTGTCGCCTGGGGTGCCGCTACCAGCATTACGCGCACTGTATGCCGATGGCTCGGCAAATGGAGCACTCAGACTGCCAATGTAAAGTCGCTGATCACCAGCAGCTCCTGCGGTATCCCAGACGAAGGCAAACCAGAGCCAGGTATTGACGGCGAAGTTGGCAAAGTCGGCCAGCAAAGCGGTGGCGGCCAGTCCGACGGACGGACGGTCGCGGAACACGGAGAGGTTTGCCGCGCCAGATCCGTAGCTCACGCCGAGCGAGTTGCCAGCACCGAACAGTCCTTTCTGATACAGGCGACCGTCGGTGGTGGTGCTAGTCGGGAACGCCAAAAAGATCAGCGTCCCGGCGTTTACGTTGTCAAGGGTAGCCCCACTGCCGACGTTTACTCGATGCGATGTTGCGGAGAATAGAAGCGACATCGTTAAGCGTCCGCGTACTCGAAGATGATGTCGCGGATGATGCTGGCGCCAGCCAGCGTGTCTCCCGCGGCCACTCCATCGCGTGCTACGTAGGCCAACACCACGTCGTCGATTGCCAGCGCTTCGGCGGCAAGCGTGATGCTCGCCTCGGACTTGTGATTAGCAGTCGCCGGAACCGTGATGGTGGCGGTGTCGCTGGTGTTGAAACTCGCGGGATCGAGAGTTTCCGCGTTCGCCACGGGTTTGTAATCCACGTCCCAAACCTCATCACCCGCTGTCTTTGTACACTGCCTGACGATGATGATCTTGGGTGTGCCAACGTAGTTCTTTGGGACAACGAAGGACAGGTAGACTCCAGCTTTTGTGCTAAGCTGCGTGGCGTTCGTGCCATCCTCGTCAATCCGTACGACCAGTGACTTGTCAATGTCGTTGGTGCCGAGAATGGTCGCGGGCTCGATCCAGACTTTGCCGGATGGATCAGGCACCAGGCTACCACTCCAAACTGAAACTCGATGTGTTGCCATTTAGCCAGTCTCCACGCCTGCAATGTTTGCCTGAAATGTCTCCCAATGCCCACCGCGATTACCGCCACCTAAGGCTGTGCCTACAAGTGGAGAATCGACTTGCAGTGAGTAATCATCGTTTGTTGGATCAGTGAACTTAAAGTCAGCCACCGAGCCTAACGTCGCATTCGTGCCTGTATTATCCGGCGTACCACCCGGCTGGATCGTGATGTCCTCGTTCACCGAGTCGATGCTGGAGTTGTGGCTGACATGCCAGTTATTCGTCCCGTACTTGGTGTTCAACGAGGTCTGGTACGCGAACCAGCCAAACTGCGAGTTGTACGCGAAGGCGTTGTTGTAAATCCGCCGCGAGAACTCGCTGCCAAAGGGGTCCTGATACGTCCCGAAAACCGGGCCGTCATTGCCGAACTCGATCGTGGTATGCGGAAGGTCAATCGCGGTGTTGTTGAAGATCGCGATCTCGTAGCTGGCCCGGTGCGAGAATCTGCAGAACCCGTCGATGGTTGAGCCGCCGGGATGCCCCCAGGTGTAGTTGTACGACAGCTCTAGGTGGTGCGAGGTATCGTTGACTGGGGTTCCGTTATTCCCGAAGCAGGAGAAGATGTCTCCGATGCAGTCGTAGAGCAGATTCCCCCGGACGGTCCAGTGGCGGCAGTGGACGAAGTCCGCGAACGCCGCGTTGTTCTCCTGACACCCAAAGTTGAGGATCAGGTCGTGGGTACTAGCCGGTGCCCGGCGGAACCCCCGGAACACGCAGTTGGCGAGCACCCCGCGCTCGGCGTTCTTGATCTCGAAGAGATTCTTCCGGCTCTGTGTCGTACTTCCGTCGCTCTGGAACTCACAGCGATGGACCACGATGTCGCGTGGCCAAGTGTCATCGTTTGAGCCGTCGAGTGTTGCCGGAGCGGAGCCACCGAAGATGATGTGCTCGGTGGCATAACCAAGGTAGCAATTCTCCAGATGGAGTCGTGAACAGTAGACCCACGTCCCAACGCACTGACTGTCCGACAGCCCGGCGTCGTTGAAGCCGCCAAAGCGGCATCCATAGGCTGCCAGGTTCACGCCTGCTGGTGTCCAGCCCCGTCGCTGCCCTCCCGTTGCCTGCTCCTTGATGATGCAGCGATCAAAGACGAAGTTGTTCGGGGCCGCTGCCTTTGTGCTCCACCCACCCAGTCCGGGCGTAGACGAGATGATGGCGTCCGCGTTATTGGACCCGGACTCATTGGTGAAGATGGCTCCAATGAAGCGCCAGTGAGACGACGACGCCTGCATCTGGAGCGCCCGTCCGTTGACCGAGGTCGAACGGAGCGTGAACATGTTGGCGGTGTGCGCCGTCGTGACCCGCGATCCTAGCGCGGGCAGGCTGGCGTGGGCAGACGAGCGAACAATGATCCAGCCAGTGCCGGTCTTTATGTCGAGCTGGAAGTTGCCTGTATGCGTCGTGCCAGCCTCGACCTCGATGATGTCTCCACGCACTACGTCAAGCAATGCTTGGGCAAACGTCTTCTGGCTAGGAACCTGATGCACAGTCCCGGTGTTATTCGGGATCGTGCGGAAGTCCCACATGTCCCTGGCAGGCTTGTTGTTAAGCAAGTCCCAGCCAATTGACACACCGAACTCGTCCAAAGGCAAGTCGTAGAGAGGAGCAACTACAACACTGCTGCCTATCTCTGTGCTGCCAGTGCCGTGGCCCTTACCCAGACCACGGCGCTGGCCCTGACCTCGATGCCTTGACAACTGCATTGAGACTTCTCCGATTACTCAGAGAACTCAATCTCAGGCCAGATACTCTGGTTATCCGGCATGGTGACACGAACAGCGAGGACTTTGGACACGGGGACCACGATTTCCTCGCCGGGGCCGAAGGCCTTCTCGAGTGTTACACCCTGCGGAGAGAGCGAGAAGATCGACCTCACCACCGGACCTGTTGTAGGTTCAGCGGTGTAGTTCACCTTTGCTGTACAGATTGCCGCTGACTCAGCCCCATCGAGTGCCGACGGAGTAACGGCGGTTCCTGTTCCGTCGGTGTCGAACTGAACAAGCTCCACTGTGCCAGGAGCATGAGTTGCAGTCACTGACAGGCCACCGATGGTCACGCGCTTGATTCGCGCACGACGCGTTGCTGGCGTGATCACTGTGGCAACCGTCTTTGCTGTAGTACCTACGACAGCAACTGCCGCCGCGGGCTTCACCGTATAATCAGGCATTGCAGGACTCCTTAGATATCGACTTGGCCGATGAGTGGGAAGACTCGATCCGCGCCTACAGGTGTTGTGGCACGGAGCCTAAAAGCCTTCATTGCGGCAGCAGGAACAACAGCAGCTCGATCTGCAGGAGCGGTAACATCTGTTCCAGCAATCGAGAGAGTTCGCCAGTCTGAGGCCGTAGGCGACTCGATCCAGGAAGCCTGACACTCCACAGTCTCAGGTAAGGTTGTAGGCGCATACACGATGAGATCAACCAATGTGCCAAGTGCAACCTTCGAGTTAACGCCTGCGGCAAGACTTATTGCGTTGCTTGCATTCTGACCGTTGGCAATGGTCAGAATTGGCAACTTGATTGCATGTCTACGCATCGTGGATGAGTTCCACCGTAGTAGGTGAGCCCTGGCCTGACTTGGTCACAGAACACCAAGCAAAGCCACGAGGCAAGTCGTGCTCGCCCTCGGAAACAATTCGGAGTCGAGCCTGAGTTGAGCCATTGAGACCCAACTCAAGATCAAGAAACTCCTCGTTGCCGAGCTGAGTCACGCGAATCGAGCGCTCGTTCCCCTGCAACACCACACGGGTTGAGCGCGGGAAGATACACGCTACCAACATTAGGCGAGCGTAGGTTGCCATGAGTCAGTTCCTCGCCGGCTGGTCAGTGATGACCCAGGCGTCGAAGTCCTTGGCGCCATCTGGAGCTGCGTTGGGAGTGTAGGTGCCATAGGCATCGGCAGCAGCAGCAGTAGACCCAGCCACGACAACGCCGTTGGTGACCACACTTCCGGCATCAAGTTCTACGATAGCCTTGGGAGCCGAAACCTTCACCGGGAATCCGAAGACCTTGCCAGTTCCAACGATGTTGGAGTTGGCAGAGGCATCAGTCACCGCGGTGATTGTAACACTGGTCACAATGGCAAAGGATTTTGTGCCGGTGAACACTTTTGACGTACCACCCACGGTGACTGACCAAGCCTCGGTAATGGGTACACGTCGGGCAGCATCGGCAAAGCCAGAGATCACTCCGGACTCAGCAACCACAGCAGAGCCATGAGTAACGGTGATGACTACGTTGCGCGGCTTGTCTGGTCGACCTTCGGCCGCAGTAACCAACGCACCATTCAGCGTTGGGGTAATCGTTGTGGCATTGGGCCCGGCAATGGTAGTGACGTACCCATTGTCGTCTACCGCCACTGCGTCGATGAGCGAGAAGTGATACAAACCTGCAAGGAGGTGTTGTGCCCCCCTGCGAGTTCGTATTCCCTCACCCAGGTAGGAAGCAGAAAGAGGCATGAGTGATTACCCTCCGCTGCTACCGTAGACTCCCCGCCACTCGTCCCAGTCACAACCACGTCGAGCGATAATCATCGCCTCGATGTCCTTCGTGCGGGGATCGTCGTAGGTCCACAACGTCGCGGGGTAGCGGTTGAAGTACTTGATCTCGTGCTCGCCCGCGAGCAAGAACCACGCATCGGTGTCGTCGAGATAGTGGGAGAGGTGAGGCATCAACGACTGATGGGCAAGCGAGTTGTAGTCGTTGAAGTTAGTCCCAGGCAGCCGTGGAGTCTTGAGAAGCTGGTCCACGATCCACATGTCACCGATGTTGTGGACAAGGGCTCGAGGAATGAGACGCATCTTGATAACGCCATCCTCAAGCGTGAGGCTGTGGAAGTGTTCAAGTGCAGCCTGCAACGAAAGCAGGTCGATGTCCGCGTCCACGGTGGGGCGATTCCTGATCGTGCCGCCCTTGATCAGCGTGTGATCGCCGCACAGGGACTGGCCTGCGGTGAAACCTGCGAAGGCTGTGTTGAACGCGTTGTTGAACGGAGAGTGCATGATGACCTCTTCGTTGTGCCGCGCGCTGCGAGACAGGTATTTCATCAAGCGGTTTCCAACCAGGGAGTAGAGGTCATCCTCTTGCATCTCCCACGTGATGCGAAAACCGAGCGCATACGTGTCATACAGGAACCGCTTGGTACCACCCTGACGGGGATCCTCAAAACTTACCTGACCCCCTTCAGGCTTGCGTCGCAGAGACTGGAAACCAGCCATCTGCCAGGTCTCCTCGTAGGCACGACGCGAGGTCTCGACATTGACCAAGGCCTTGCCTTCCAGTGGGAGTTGCTTCCACTGGTCGAAGATAACCTTCTTGAACCCAGGTATGAGCGCCTTGTGAAGAGCGCCACGTGGCAGTGCCATTGTTTAGCCCTCCAAAGGGTTAGGAATCAACACCATCGAACTGCAGGAACTCCGCGAGCGGAGTGACATACCACTGACCAGTTGCCGCGTCGCCATCGAGCACAACGACACGAGCGTCGGTTGTGACTTTGGCTGTGTCAACTTGCCAGAAACCTTCGGCGGAGCGTGTGATGCCATACTCACCACCTCGATGCGTGGCCTCGACATAGGTCGTCACCGAAGACATGCACAGCACTACGCCTGATCTGAGCAGACGATGCGGAATCTTGCCATTGGTCGTGAGGAGCTTTGCCTGCTCGGAGTCTACCTCACTGATTCCAGCGATGAGCGCGGGGTCTGCACCGCAGCGCTCAAGCCAGTTGTTTGAGTCGTCCCACACACCGAAGTCGCCAACAATCATGACGAGAGTAGTGTCGGGAGTGTATTCCTCGACACTTGAGTGTTGATCTTCGCCGCGCGTGACGTAGGCAGGGAAAAGTGACACTTATCCTCCTACATTCAGGTTGGGGTTGGAGCCGTCGACAACAAGACGAGAAGGCGATGTGACTCGGTGGCCACGTGACTTCACGAGCCCTGAGACTTTTTCGACCTCCTGGTAGAACTCGGACGCTCCTGCCTGCCGACCTTCGGAGTCAGTGTCCAGTGCTGCAGCCGTTTGTGCTTTGCGCTCGGCGTCGCGCTCGTCGAACATTTCGACGGGGCATGACCAAAGCTGGAGATTTCCACGCTGGATTGCGTCTCCAGATTTGGGGTCTTTGAACTGTTCGTACCCATTCAGGGTAGAATTCATTGCCTTGTCAGTGTTGCCAACGTTCACCCACCGGAAATGGCGAGAGGGGTTGGCATCCTTGAATTCCTTCGCACTGTCAAGCATGATTTGCTTGGGCGTGCGAGGCACAGCGCCAGAACGACCTGTGGTGCGTTCGATTCGTTGCAGGTTTTCGAGCTGAGCCTTCGCGTCGGGCGCGGAGGCAACAGCGTCAGCCATGCGCTCGGCGGCTTCATGCTTTTCGCGCTCGGCCTTGTCCATCAGGTTGAGAGAAGGTGCGTTTGCCATCAGAGTTGTGCTCCCTGCTTGGAGAAGTGAATGTACTCAGCGTCAGTCATACCGAACTCCTCGGCGACCTTGCGCTGGAGTGCATCAAGTGTGTGCGGACTCCCTGCACCGTTTGGCGACCCTGGCAAACGTACTGGGAGGGCAGAACCAGCAAGGGCACGCTCTGCCTCACGTGCGTCATCGAGAGTAGGTGTGATCTTGCCTCGACGTTGAAGCTCGTTGACATACTTCTGTGGGTCCGAACCGCGAACTTGGAAGATCAGCTCATCCCAAGCCTGTGGGTTGGTGAAGGCCTCGGCAGGCACGCGGGAGCGATAGGATTCGATTTCCTTGGAGAAGAGCTCGAACTCGAGCGCGTACTTGGAACGGGCGTTAGCCTCGGCACTCGACACAGTGCCCATTGCCAGCGGGGCGAGACGACGCTCAAGAGCAGCCCCCAAGGCGTTGTTGTTCTGAGCTTGCATGATCCTCATGGCAGCAATACGCTGCTTGGGGTCATCGCTCGCAACCATTTCCTCGAGTTGCTCCTCGGTGGGGCCGATCTGTTGCGATCCTGCAACAGGGGCGGGTTGCCCCATGTGGACGACTTGAGGCGCGGCAGGCGTCGCTGCCATGCGACGCATAACCTCAGCATTGATCGTAGCAGTGTTTTGAAGCTTGGTGACTTCTGCGAAGACATCGTTGAGCGACTTGCCCTTGAATGCCTCAGGGATGGTGTCACCCTCAAGCTTCTCGGGAAGGGCAGTACTTACCTGTTCTGTCATTCCCTCGATAGGAGTGAGTACAGATTCGTTTGGATCAACTTGGATTTCTTCAGGCGTCGGCATTGTGGGACTCTCCACTGAGTTGAGTCTGATAGACTTCAATCAGACGATTGAGGGATTCGATTGCACTACGCTTGATTGCTGCGGCCTCACGTGTATGACGAAACGCTACCACCGGCTCCGTTGCCGCCTGGGCCAGGCGCTGGGACTGGGCCAGGTCGTCCTCCATTTGGTGCAGGAGAAGCCCCCAAAGCGGGCTGCTCCGCAGCTCCTGGAGTTCGGCCAAACGAAGTTGGGTTACCTGCTCCTGAAGCTCCGATGGAAGCGAGGAAGGCTGTGAGGTCAGGGAGGTATTCTTCAGGCGACGGGACATCGTACTTGGTTGCGAGATCATAGTAGAGTTTCCTTGCGTCGGTCATGACCTGACCCACAAGTTCGGCCAGGGGTGGAGAGATCTGTGCGGCTTGTACGGCGCCCTGGGCAGCCTGCATGAGCTTCTCGTAGAACACCGTGAAGGTCTGGATAAGGGCGAGTTGGAGTTGCTGCTGGATTGCTTTGTTGTTTGACGCATCGGTCGCTGCAAGTTCTATGGAAAGCGAGGAGCCCACGTCAAGCTCAGTAGCAGAATCAAAGAACGCACGGATTTTGTCTGCCGTGTCGTCGTCGAACACAGCGCGCTCAAGCCCATTGGTGCCGTATTGAATCCAGATGTAGATGCACATTTCGACCATCTCAGCAAAACCAACGCGGAGATTCTCAAGCGTCTCTTCCACTCGCTTGGTGCCCTCCTGGATTAGTGCAACCGTCGATGTGGCAGTCGCCCTCGATCCTACAATCGGGCTTTCACGGCCAGTGAGATAGTCGCTCACACCAGTACGTTTCTCCACATACCCCATGAGGCTTTGCATCATTGTCTCGCCCGACCTATACACATCAGACATCGCAAGAATCTTTACGTCCTTGTCCGGGTCGTCGGCGAAGTACTCCTTACCTGCATACCAAGCCATAGCATCAGCGGTGTCGACACCATCTTTCTTACGCACCACGACTCGAGAGTTAGCCAAGTACGCGTTGTTCCACAACTGCTGGTGCCAATCGGTCATGGAGCGCTGGAATGGCAGGATCATCTCCCCCAAGCCAATCCCGCCAATCGCGCCGTTGGTGATGGCATAGGGAATGAGTACGTAAGGGTAGCGCTGATGGAAGTACCAGTTGTAACGAAGCTGAAGGAGAGTCTGGGAGTTGTGATCCCAGATGCCAAGCAACGACTCCTGATATCCATTCTCGTCGATGTCAAACTTGCAGCAGAACCGAAAGAGCTCAAACCACCCATCGGTTCGACGTGATTCGTGGTGCTGGGAAGCGTCTTCCTGAGCACGATCAAGCTCGGTGCGTTCGCCGCCGTCAGTCTCGGTGAGCTTTGAGTCGTCGGGGATGATTATCTCGCGACGCTTCACAAGGGTGTTGATCTCATCCTGTGTTACCCACACACGCTCAAACACAACCGGAGCGTCCTGGATGTGCTGGTAGCGCGCAGGATAGATGAAGTTCTGTATCGGGATACCGGTGATCTTGGGCCCGCGACACTTGGTAAGGTTGCGCACTGCGGGCTGCCAGCCACCCTGGGCGTCGCGCATATAGGTCTTGACCGGCGCAGTGTCGTCCTCGTACTCGACACGGAAGACACAGTGGCCATGCTTCGCGGACTCGATGAGTCGAGGCGAGGCGACCTGGCGAAGGTTGATGTAGTGACGCAGGTAGTATTCAACAAACCGCTCGAGGTCATTGAGTTGAGGTTGCAACGACTTGTCAAGCGCCTTGAGCCGGATGATCCGATCGTTCTTGAATATCCCGGTGTCGAGTCGTGCGTGGATAGGGTCCACGGCCATCGCTATGGCTGGAATGACCTCCCTACATGCACCCACGAAGGGCTTGGTCTTGGGTGGGTCGGCGAGGGCGCGGTAGGCAAGCTCTTCCTGAGCCCATTGCTCAACCTTCTCCTCGTGATCTTGGATGAGGAATTCGCACTGCTCGTTGATCCAAGTCTCGAACCGCGAACGGGTCGAGTCGCCCATGTCGATAATGGGCTTGGGGAAGGGGATGGTGCGGGGAGCAGTCATCGAGGCACTCCCTGTTCACGACACTCACGAATCAAATCCGCGCGTGTGATTGTAGGACAGGCAAGCCGAAGAAGCAAGTCAAGTTTCTGGTCAAAGGCAATACGAGCTTGTGCGTCGCGCAAACGTTCAGCCTCTAACACAACAAATCTATTGTCGTAAGACTTGAATCCTGAATCAACACGAAATTCGATCTTGTTGATACGCTGAGAAGGACTGGAAGCCTGTGCGCCAAACCATGAGGCAGCGCCCGCAACACCTGACATAAACGCAAAGGCCGCAACCAGAACACGCGGACCACGACGCACCCAACCCAGGGCTGACAGCATTATCTTGTCGTCTTCACGACGCGTCTCGGAGCGAGACTCTTGAGTCATGTCACGATTCTCCCGGAGGGTGACCAGCCTGGAGGCAGCGTCGCAATCAAGGATTGCTCGAAGTTATCCACAGGCGGAACGCCTTGCATCGGCCTGCCGATCAAGTCTGAGATGATCTTGGACTCGGCTGCGCGTAGCTTTGCCCATCGCCGTGGGTCCATCGTGCCACGCCAAAGTTGGAGTTGCATCGAGAGACAGTCAATCAAGTCGTCGTGCTTACCGAGCGGGAACTCGTCGGCCTCCTGGAGCAACTCGAAGTGCTTCCGGTGTACCCACAGGCGACCCGTTGCCGCCACGGGTTGGAGGCCTTCGATGCGAATTTCTTTCTTATTGATTGCCTTGATTGGAACGATGTTGAAGTACAAGTCTTCCTGCTGCGCCGCGGCACGGAGGAACCACTTGAAGGCCTTCTGGTAAGCCACGTCCTCAATCCCAAAGGCCCGCGGAGTGAATTGGCGCTTGATCTCGAACAGCTTCTCAATCAGCTGTAGGGGTGTGCAACGCTCAGCCCAAGCATCAAGCACGATGGCCTCGCCCCACGGGGTGACACCGACGGTAACTACTGCATTGCGGTCGTCGGTGGCTTTCTCAGCAGCGGCCAAGTCGACTGTGGTAGTGATGTCAAGCTTCGCGAGGTCTACGACTCGGTGAACGTTGCCCTCGCGATCATAAAGCACTACTGCCTGCTCGTCGTAGGTGTAGGTCCAGAACTTGATATCCCCTGTGTTGAATGTCTGGATGGACTCATCGCGCGGGGAGTTCATGAACCAGCAGGACCAGCGATATGGAGTGTAGGTCGATCTCAGGAACGCGATGTCCTCCAGGGTGCCCATCTTCTCCGGGAATATGATCTCCCCGGACTCAATGATGGAGCGGATGAGCTTCGCGGACTTGCCAGCGAACTTGACCATCAAGTGAGAGTATGCATCGTGGATGGCCCACCTGGTCCCGACAATCCACACTGAGTCCTGCGTGTGGTTGTCCATGAGGGCAGTGATACCACTCATGCGAGTAATCACGTCTGCCATGACATCAGGGGAGCGGTAGGCATCCTCCTCGATCGGATCATCCCAAGTCTGATGGGTGAAGTGCGACGAAGTCGCGGTGCCCTCGACGCCATAGGCGGAGATTGTGGGGTCCTGATAGGCACCTTGTCGAACAAAGTCGAGTCCTTCCTGATTCCAACGCTTGCCTGACACGCGTGTGTCGACCGGGATGATCTCAGAATAGAGTGCCCTAAACACACGGTTTGAGTCCGCAATGTTGCGGATAGCCAAGAGCATGTTGGTGGCTTTCTTGGCTACCGCGTTGAAGATTGCGCACCTGTGTTCGACATTCTGCACGACACGTTGGAGCGTGCCGGAGATGGTAACGTGAGAAGTCTTGAGATGGTCGCGAGGCATGAGGATGAACTTAAACCTCGCGGGGTTGTGATCGAGGAACACACTGACTGGGCCATGGCAGGTGCGGGTTACGTCTTTCATTCCGCACATCTGTGAGAACCCAAAGTGATCCCACCTGAGCTTCTCCGCAATGTCATCGCGAAGATCCTTTGGCAGGGTCACGATGCCCTCATCGAGATTTGGCAGGTCCACGTCGATGTGAGTCACAGCCGATCCTCGTCGAGCTTTTCCTCAATTCGATTCAAGCTACCGAGTACTCGATTGAGTTCCCACGCAAAGTATGCTTGACTCGGGGTGAATCCGTGATCTTTGAATATCGGCCAGACGTTTTCCTTGAACTCTGCAAAGTACTGCCGCCAGGTCTCCTCGTCGTGCTCGTCGATGGAGACGAGTTCAGGCCGATCAGGGATGATGCGTTCAGTGGGCATTTTGTCTCCTGTTGCAAGGTTGCAACAGTTAAGGTTCTATCACCTCAAAATGTCCCAAGTCACGAAACTTCTCATCGCGTGTGTCAAGATCTCCATCCCAATCGCCGCCCCACCGAAGCTTGATTCCAAGCCTCGTGGCTGTGGCGAGGACGAATCCTGCGAGCAGAATGAATCTCTGCCGAGCTACCTCTGTATTACTCCAGTCGATGGGCCACGGCGCGAGGTCCACACCACGTGATGGGTTCGAGTTGTGTTTGCCGTTGGGCCACCTGACCTTCGAGAACCCACGGGCATACGCCCTGTCTTGAGCTTCCTGCCCCCGGTGGCCCTCAAGCACACTGAAATCAATTAGCAGGATGACTTCGCGCAGCACGACTTGCAACTCCTCCACACACGTGGTGAGTTGATTCTCACTTCGCACGCCAAATTGTGGCATCAGGTCTGATCCTCAATCCCTGGTGTGAAGTCCCCCGTCGCTGCGATCTCAAACTCCTCCCGCAAGCCCGCGCCGCTTGTCATGGCCTTAGTCAAGGCCTCGACGTCCTTGCCCGTGAGGCTCAGGGACTCAATCTGCACCCTGCGAGTCTTCGACGTCGTCGGGTTGCGATCCAGGATGTCTTGTGCCGCACGGAGTTGCACGTCCTCTTTGGATGCTGTGTCTATCAGCATCCCAATGCGTGCGACAGCCTTGGTGCTCATGCGCTCAATCACCACCGACAGGTCCACAACCTTTGCATGGATGGCTTGCTGCAACTGCTCCGCATACTGCATGGCAAGTGGGGAGTGACGCAATGCATCACTCACGGCCTGTGGGCTTATCCCTACCGCGGCTCCCGCCGCTTTCATCGTTGGCTCTGCGGCTGTCACGTAGAGTTCGATCCCTCTCCGAGTCCGTGGGCTGAGCTTTCGCCTGCGCCCGTAGTACTCGTAGTTCGACCTTGTGACTCCCGACAGGTTCGTTCGACGCTGCGCCATGTGGTCATGTGGCAATGTGGCTTGGTTCCTCGACACCTTCCATGCAATGTGGGGTGCCTTCCGCTCCTTGTCAATAGCTTCGCCTGCACGACTTCCCACTCACTGAGCTTTTCAGAGGTGCGAATGGGCGAGAGGGTACTTGCGTGTGGGGTCGGAACTTGTTTCGGGGATGGGGGGATGCGACATTGCGCGACATGGCGCAACGTTGTACGTTGTGGTTACGCTGTTTGACAATTGACGCGTTAGCACGTTGCGCCACCCAACGGGAGACGCAACCATATGGCAAGAGACTGGAACGCAATCGGTGTGACGTGGACCGCCATTGACGTACACAAGGGCACAGCAGCCCCGCGCACGTTTCTCGGCAAAGTCCAATCACCGCAAGTGATTGCAACAAAGGAAGGGGTTGACGCATTTATCGCGCACTTTGGACACGATGCCACGGCAAGGCATCTGAACGCATCCGGCACGTTTGACGTGCGGTCGCGTAGCTGGTTCAAAGGTGTCTATCGTCGCGACGGTGGACCGACAACGCTGCGCCACATGGAAGTTGAGACGCAACGCGAAGCCATCTACACGTCGGTGCTTCGCAACGTGTCGAGCCGTGGCGGAGTACGCATCGAGCGTGAACGCGAGATCATCGTTGGACCGTTCAAGCACGTTGCGAAGGCTGGTGACGTGATTCGGTATGTGGACGTGTTCGGTGCTGCGCTCGCTGCGAACATTGACGCAAACCCCACAGCACCCGTAGACTTCCTGCGGACATTCGTGGCGCAGAGCCTCGCAACAGCGGGCATCGAGCCCGACGACGACGACGGCGAAGACGACGAGTCCGACGACGAGAACGACGAGTAACGGCGCAACATTCGCAACGTGCTAACGTGGCAACACATCGACCCGACATTGCAACGCATCGCAACGTCGGGTCTTTGTGCGTTCGGTGTCACCATTCCAGCCTGGCAACGTGCGATTCCCGGCGGTGCAATGGGTCGCCACCGCATTGCGATATGGTCGGTAATGGTGCGATGTGTCGCGTGACCTTTCGGGTGCGCTTCGGGACTGCGATCGCAACGCAATAAGTTCAGTCAACGTTGTCAGGACTGAATTGCCCACCCCCATTGGCCTATGGAAAAAAAATTATATCTCACATATATATACAGAGAGAACACAAGAGAGCGCAAGTAAGCAAGTACGCAAGAGCCAACTCAGACCAATATGTGAATGGGGGGGGGCAAGGCAGGACTTACAATGTTGATTGAATTGACTGAATTGTGTACACAATGGCAATACCAAGTCGATTACAGGTTGGGTTGCTCAATCCTCGTTGTCAATGGGTTGCACTGTTGCGGGATTGCAACAGCGAGGCGAGGACGAGCTGCATGGCTAATTTGACAAGGTAGCGACCTCATGGTATATTGTGGGAACAATGACACAGGAGAATCCCAATGGCGGAGAAGAAACTTCCCACGGTCGACGAGTTGATCGACAGAAACAAGGAGCTTGAGGAGCAGCTGGAATCGGTGGGGCGCAGAGCTCACATGCTGGCCGGCAAACTCGCGAAGATTCGCGAAGCGTTGGAGGGTGTGCCAGGGTTGCCCGCGACGGCGTACAAGCTTCTGCGGTAAGCTTCCCAGGTCGAAACCCAACGACGGGAGTCGTAGGGTAGCAGCGTAGATGCGTTGCCTGATGAGACCACAGGAGGATGCGATGTACCGCATGACAAAGAGCGAACGACGTAAGGCGCGCAAGGCCGCACGGGCAGAGAGCCAACCATTGACTGGCGAGTTAGCGATTGAACGCAACTCACAACCAGAAGAGTTCTCAGAAACTCGTCGTGGTTACGTTGCGCGGGATCGGTGGGCGCGACGGTATGATGAACTCAACGGTGCGCCGGAAAGCGAATACGATCGTTGAGACAGCACCTCACAAACCCACGAGGGACACGATCCTTCGTGGGTTTGGCACGTCGGGGAGTTGCCCAAGGTTATTTGACAACTCCCAAACCTGATGGTATGATTGTGGATGCAATGCCATGCCCACATGCGACCAACTTTCCCATGACTGTCGCACAACTTCGACGCCATCTTGCGAAACTACCCGACTCAACGAATGTGTCGGTGTTGCTCGCACAATCTCCAACATGTGGATTATCTCGCGAACCTATCACTGACATATTTGTCGGTGAAACTGAACGCGGGACAAAGTTTGTCAAACTTGTTGTGGTTGTGCCGAAATCTGTGTTAGCACGGGACCTTTGGTAATGACCTCCCAAACCTGTCCCAAATGTAAAGCAATCCCCCGAAAGGGGCGGCTTACGCACTTGCTCACGTGTCCGTTGAGGCCGGAGCCAAAGACCGACGAACGTGGACGCGTGCTTCGCAACGTTCGTGGGCCATCACGCCTTGCGTCCATGCGTTGGTGTCCGAGTTGCCAAGACATGCGGCCCACCTTGTGGGACGAATGCGAAACGTGTGGTGCGCAACTCACGAAGCACGTCGCGAAGACTCAATCACACGTCCAATTCAAGGCTCCGTCCGGGACAATGACTAAGGTGGAGCTACTCGCATTGTTCAATACCTCAGGGATGTTCCGACCGAGGTACGACTACATCAGCGTGGGACCACAGGTTGGCGACGTGGGTGAGCGAGACATCGTGCCTCACACCACAGAATGTCCGGGATGCAAACGTCGCCAGATCGCCGGCATGTACAAGGTGGAATACACCGACGGGCATGTGGAGATCGAACTGGCTTGCACGCAATGCGCGTCGTGGACGATACCACGCAGGCTTGGGTTCGGTGTGCCAGTCGTGGCAACTGTGGGATGCCTCGCCACCGTGGTATGTGTTGCCTCGGATGCGTGGAAAGTCGAATCGACAATGGAGGGATGATGAGTATTACCAACAGGCAGATGATCGAACTCTTGCAACGTGAGTTTGATCCAGACGAACCGTTCATGATTGATCTCGTGAATCTCAACATGTTCGGTAAGAACGAGGAGTCGGACAGATTGATCTTTGGTTTGGAGGTCAGCGAAATCGAGTCCACGCGTGTGAGTGATTACATCGAGGCAACACTGGTGCATCCAGCATTGGAGAGAACATGAGACACCGGAAGCGTCGGGCAAAGCGCGAGATTGTGACTATCCCCAATCCTCGCAATCCACTCAAGCCTGATCGCAACGCTGTGTGGACGAAGGCTACAAAGTCAAATCGAGTAGGAAAATCAAAGCAGTAGGTTCTCGGGCTGCGCCACAGGGACGCTTCGACACGGTTCGATTCCGTGATGGCGTAATAAGGCAAAACTTATCAGGAGATCTCAATGCCCTCCGACGCTGAGAAGTTCTTTCCTGCGGCTACCGCTGCGATGCGACGAGTCGCGCCTGAGATGGCTCGACGTGGATACCCACCACAAGAATTTGCCTCGACTGTGATTAGGACTGCACAGCTCACAGCACTGCTTGCGTGTTCTACACATGCATCCGAGGACCTCATGGTCTCCGCGTTGTTTGAGGAAGCGGCGAGACTCATGACGTTGTATTGGCAGGTTGAGGTCGAGCTAGTCAATGACGGAGACACAGCACACTTTCACATACAGGAGAGACGCTCATGCTCATCCACACAGGCACTGACTGCGCGCACACTGGCTTCGGGTTGTGTCGCAACTGTCGCGAACCGATGCGAGTCAAGTACTCGGGTGACAACAGGTTGCTCGCACCGCTTGCGATGCTGCTCAAGGACGGCGAACTCGCTCCACGCAATGGGCAGGAGTTCAAGATCACCTACACCTTGCTCGCGTTGAGCCCACGCCACACATGCAGCAGGCAGTGCAGTCATGCCTAACTCGAGCTTGCCCCAAAGGATCACACAGTCGTTGGCAGTACAATGTGGTCATGTCTTTGCGTCATGTGTCTGCATTCGCGCTGCAGGTCACACTGGTCCACACGTATGTGACTGTGGTGGAGCCGTAGGCGATGGTGTAGAGCCTGTAGTCTATGCGATGCCTAAGTTTCCAAGATTACTAACATCTGAGACCGTCGAGGCATACGCGGCTCAGTGGAAGGAGTCCTGCGTGCGATGCAATCGTGAGATCGTGCCTTTCGGCGCAGCATCCGGGGCAAACGACGATGGAGTGTGTCTCGTGTGTTTGGCTGAGGCAGATGGATACATAAGTGTCATTGCCTGGATGGAAGCACAAGAAGAAATGCAGTCAACCAACGATGCAATCGAAGCTATCATCATCGGGCTGGATTATCTGACCTTTGAGGGCACAGATGATGACTTGAAACAGGCACTTAAGCTTCGATCAAAGCAGAGCGGAGTGTCTGTCGAGGTCCAAGTCAAAGCAATAGTTGATAGGTTGACCTTGCGATGACTCAATCCAAGCTCGCGATATTGCTTGCCTCAATCAACTTTGGATTGTGGCTTGTGACAGGCAACGTGATCTCGATTGTCATAGTGGCAAGCTTGGTTACGTTTGCGGGACGAAGATGGTTGGGATAACTCACAAACAGGAGACCTTACAATGAACAAGGCACAACGCACAACGCTGGCACGAGTAAGCGCAGTGCTCAGCACTCAACTCAACCTCGTGCAGGAAGTCACCGCAGAGGAGCAGGAACGCTTCGACAACATGTCGGAGACGACGCAGCAAGGTGAGAAGGGAGACGAGTGTGGCGAGGAAATCTCCACATTGGAAGAGATCTCAAGCAACATCGAGGGTGCGATCGAGGAGTTGGACAACTTGTCACAGGAGAACTGAGATGGGACTCTACATCAACTTCACACCAGACGGACCACTGAGTGCGCTTGGCAAGGCAAGAGATATTCTCGCTCAATGGCCTGGAGCGCGGAAGCTTTCAGAGACTCCACGAGAGTTTGTGGCTGATCTCGTCGTTGTTGTCAACAACGGCATGTTCGATGCGGCAGGATGGTGCTTTGACAAGCGTGAGTTCGAGGAATTCAGCGATCCGAACGACGGTAGGTCGAAAGTATGGTTGATCGTTCCAGGAGTAGCAGAACTGTTCCCACACATGAAGGCATCACAGGAAAATTGAGATGCAACGATTAACCAAGATGCTTCTGCAAACGTTTGATTGGATCTGGTTTGGCCCGTACTGCCGAACACGCAAACTGAAGCGTGAGTATCCGGAGTTGTACAGGTTTCTCTACCCCGAACAGGAGACATGACTCATGCGACTCACATTCGAGTTCTCGAAAGAAACCAAGGGCGCGGTGCAATACCACGAGATCGAAGGCTCCGATCCGTTGGGCGAGCCCATCGTGGGCACGCTGTACGTGCGCAAGTCAGGGCTGCGCAAGTTGGGGGCGAGTACGATCCCGAAGCAGGTCACGATAGACCTGGAGGTGGGCTCATGACTCGCATCGTAATCAACGCTTGCTACGGTGGCTTTGGAGTTAGCATCGAGGCAATGAAAGCGCTTGTTGAGCGTGGGAGTGACGTGATCGCGACGGTCACGATGGAGGAGTACACAAGAGGTAATATCCTCCCAAGTTTCTTGGCCGAACTTGTTGATGCTGGTGACGGGTATCAGACTCAGAAGTGGGCAAGGTCGCTGTTCAAGGATGGCTTAGTGTATTATATTGAGCGCGAACGCGAGGGTCGCACTGATCCAATCCTTGTCAATGTCGTGGAGGAGTTGGGCGAGATGGCGAACGGTCCACATGCAGAACTCAAAATCGTCGACGTGCCGGATGATGTGGAATGGGAGATTGCAGAGTATGATGGAATCGAGTGGGTGGCCGAGAAGCATCGCACGTGGGAATGACCCACTGTTGCAGAATTGCAACACTCAACAAGAGAATCAGATGATCGACATGACAGACGTCGAGCGCCCGCTCACCCAGTCAATGGCTCGCGAGTGGTGTGCTGCGCTGCGCAGTGGCACGTTTGAGCAAGGTCACGAGTGTCTCACACAACCGGCAGACGAGGAAGAAGGTCTCCCCGAGCGTGACTGCTGCCTCGGTGTGGCGAACAAGATCTTTAACCTCGCCATTTCTTCCCCTAGACTTACGCTCTCCAAGCACTGGCCTTCGGAAGAATCCATGCTTCTTCTTCCCAGACATGTCCAAGAAACTCTCTACAACCTCAACGATGGTCTCGGAGGTTTAACGAGACATTCCTTCGAGCAGATCGCTACCTACATCGAGACCGAGATTCTTCCACGACTGGCCGAGGAAACTCAGCCATGAGGATGACCAAGGACACACGAGCCATGCTACTTGATGGTGCCGTGCGAGCAGCCGAACTCTGGCACGGTGAACAAACCGGTGGGCCGAACGAGGAAGCCCACGCCGAGCTCACAAGACTCATGCGTCAGGCATTGGCAGAGACCTTCGGAGTCTCAACCAAGCAATCAACGGTTGACCAGAGTCTGATCGAACTGATCGAGTCATTCTATCCACAGGAGAATGAGTCATGATCTACGACTACGAAGAAAGCCAACTCATTTGGTCAAAAGGCTATCAGTTCTATGCCCTCATCATGGCCGCAATGAGGCAGGCAGACACAGACAACGCAGCGAAGCTCAAGTCTGCCTTCCCAGACGTGTGGGAGGAGTTGCAAGCACGCTACCACGCGCCGGGTGGGGTACTTACAGGAGACATCGTATGAAACGAGTCCTGATTGCCCTACTTCTCGTCGCCTGTCACGAAGGAACGACAGCTCCACCTGCCCCACCTCCCGATATTCGTCCGAGTTGGTGGGCAGTCTTGGATGCTGTGGATTCGCTCAACGCATCCATCAGACAACTCTACCGCGACGGGGGCAAGGTGACGCATGTGTACTTTGTCAGCTTCCCCGCCGACACTACCATTGCGCCAGTTGTGGCAGTACAGGTAGTGCGGCCGTGAAACGTCGATTAGAATTAGACCGTATTGAGGACAGCCAAAGCTGTTATGTTTATAACTTCTTGGAAGGACCAGGAGGCATGGTCGTTAAGTTTTGGCTCCCGCGTAAACTCATAGACAAACCACCAGAATATGTGATAGTCGAAGTGGAAACTAAGTAATCTCGATGGCTTGGTTTGACAAGAATCAAACCTCGGGTTACATTGTGGAAACAACCCGGCCCACATTTGGGCTAAGTTATGATTGCCCACACGTCAATCTTACCTCTCATCCCCTTCCCTCCGCCATTTCTGCGTTGGCCAGATCGCGTGACCAAGTTTCACATGATCGGCAGCGGATTGCCTCCACGTAGGTTTGAGAACTTGACGCTAGATGAGCAGGCTTTCATTGTGGCAAGGCGGGCAGTGCTTGAGTGGAAGGCTCAGGAGGCAAAGTCAAAGTGACTCATCCACGTCCTATGGTGTTTAGGTCCAAGCACTCCTGGAAGCCCGGTGACGACGGCACGCATTATCATTGGGAGATCGGAGAGCGTGTGACACTGTACGGTCGAACCGGCACATTCTTTGGGACTATCAAGTCAGACCTCATGTGGCATGACGAGGCCAACTACGGTAAGGGTGGGTACGTGTATGAAGTCCTGTTCGACGACGATGGGCAGGTGGCAGCAACGGATGCTTTCATTATCGGACCGGAGTCAAAGCCATGATAGTATTCATTCTCGTGGGGCTTGCTCTCTACACCGTGTCAGTCATTGCGGTGGAGATAGAGCGTCACGCGCACAGGGACTCGGACTTCGTGGATAGAACACCTGAGATCGAGCAGTTCGAGGAGAGGTTCAAGCGGACGAGAGGATATCTCTAATGGCTGAACTAAAGTTCACTTACATCGACTCAGACAAAGCCTACGAGCTTGTCAAGCAAGGTGTTGTAGGTGCTGAGTTTGAGGGTAAGACTAGAATTCGATTTACCTTATCCGATCAACGTAAGCTGATTTACGACATCACAGGATTCTCAGCAGGTTGTGATTCTTGTGGATGGGGCAGCGAAGCTTACATTGACTGTCAGATCGAGGTACCAGATGGCAACTGATCCCATTCGCACGCAGCCAATTCAGCCCACGCACAAGGTGACACTCAAGTGTCCTGCCTGTGGCGAGGACATGACCACGCTGGCTGCGAAGGTCAAGCCTCCCGGCAGTCGGCGTCCCG